TGAAGATTACAAAGAAATATTAGAAGCTGAATATGGCGCTATTAATATTGACCTTGAAGATGGTTCTTATACTAAGATAGAAGAAGATGTCGAAAGTAATAAGGAAGATTAGTATAGGTTCTGACTATAAGAACGATGCAATGCATTATTCAACCGGTCAGGAAGTATATGGCGGACACGTAATTAGCGATATTCTTTTTGAAGACAAAGACCAATCATATAATATTTTTATAACTAAAAATAATGAAGTCTTACCTTGGAAAAAGTTTAATGCTAATATGTCGATCTCTGTAGAGTATGATCTTAAATATTAGTGAAAAGCTTATATTACTTTATTGTTAAACCTTTTGAAGATAGGTATGACAATATACGAAGAGTTGATGATACTGACCTTATTATCAATACTAGCATTGAAAACCATAGATTTATTAGTAAAAAAGCTGTAGTAGTTTCAACTCCTGCAGCTTATACTACTGAAGTAAATATAGGAGATGAGGTTTATGTTCATCACAACGTATTTAGAAGATGGTATGATCAAAAAGATAGAGAAAGAAATAGCTCTACTTATTTTAAAGATGATTTTTATTTTGTTATACCTGAACAAATCTATATGTATAATTTAAAACCACATTTAGATTATTGCTTCGTAAAACCACTAAAAAACCAAAGCATTTTAGAGAACAGAAAAGAACAACCTAATGTTGGAATAGTTAAATATTCTAATAAGTCCTTAGAAGCTCTAGGAATAACACCTGAAACACTTATTACGTTTACACCTGACTCTGAGTTTGAGTTTATTATAGAAGGTGAACGACTTTATTGTATGAAATCTAATGATATAGCTTTAACTCATGAATACCAAGGAAACGAAAAAGAAAATAATCCAAGCTGGGCAAAAAGCAGTTGAGGAATTAATTAAGGTAGCAAAAGAAAAGATTGTTGACTCAGACGATGATGTAAGCGCTGACAGATTAAAAAACGCTGCCGCAACTAAGAAGCTAGCTATATTTGATGCTTTTGAAATACTTAATCGTATTCAAGTAGAAGAGGATATGCTAAATGAAAAACCTAAGGAAGTTAAAGTAGAAAAAACTTTTAAAGGTTTTGCAGAAGGGAGAAGCAAGTGAGTTATAAACAAACTCTTTGGAAAGAAATTAAGGACGTTGTAAATCCTAAGATATTAGCTAAAAACAATAGATTTAAAAAATGGGAGTATGGTTACAACTCTGATTATGATTTTATAGTAATAAGTAAAACTGGAAAAATTGGACAAATCATTGAAATACAGAATCTCAGGATTGCTTTACCAACAACAGATGAACCGTTTAAACGAAGTAAAGAAAAAGCGGAACAATACTGGGAAAGAGCAGAATATCCAAAAGAATTAAGTAAAATTAAAAGTAGATTTGACTGGGATGAATACCCTACAGATTTTAAAGAAAAATGGTACGATTATATTGATGATGAATTTACTAGACGAGAAGAAGGATTTTGGTTTTATAACAATGGTACTCCTACTTACATTACTGGCACTCATTACATGTACTTGCAATGGTCAAAGATCGACGTTGGAGCCCCTGATTTTAGAGAAGCAAATAGATTATTCTTTATATTTTGGGAAGCATGTAAGGCAGATACGAGATGTTACGGAATGTGCTACCTTAAGAACAGAAGATCTGGATTTTCATTTATGTCCTCGGCTGAACTTGTTAACCAAGCAACAATATCTAGTGATGCCAGATTTGGTATACTCTCTAAATCTGGATCAGATGCTAAAAAAATGTTTACAGATAAAGTCGTCCCAATATCCGTTAACTATCCGTTTTTCTTCAAACCGATCCAGGACGGTATGGATCGTCCTAAAACAGAACTCGCATACAGAGTTCCAGCTTCGAAGCTTACTAGAAGGAAGCTTGAAAGCAATGAACAACTAAGAGAGCTAGACGGACTTGATACAACTATTGACTGGAAAAATACTGGTGATAACTCTTACGATGGTGAAAAGCTAAAGCTATTAGCTCATGATGAAAGTGGTAAATGGGAAAGACCTGATAATATATTAAACAACTGGAGAGTTACAAAAACTACACTACGTCTTGGTTCTAGAATTGTAGGTAAATGTATGATGGGCTCAACTTCAAATGCTTTAGACAAAGGTGGAGAAAACTTTAAAAGACTTTACAACAATTCAGACGTTACTAAAAGAAATAGAAACGGACAAACATCTTCTGGGCTCTATAGCTTGTTCGTTCCTATGGAATGGAACTACGAAGGATTCATCGATACTCATGGATTACCTGTCTTCGTTAGAGGTAAAGCTACAGTTAAAGGAGTTGATGGTTACGAAATTGCAACAGGAGTTATCGAGCACTGGGAAAACGAAGTCGACGGTTTAAAGTCTGATCAAGATAGTTTAAACGAATACTACAGGCAATTTCCAAGAACTGAAGCGCATGCTTTTAGAGACGAAACAAAAGAAAGTTTATTTAATTTAATAAAAATCTATGAACAAATAGATTATAATGATGAATTTAATAACAAAGCTAACGTTACTAGAGGTAAATTTATGTGGGAAGGTGGGATTAAAGATACTAGGGTTCAGTTTGTTCCTGATAAAAATGGTAGATTTAATATTAGTTGGGTACCAACAAGTGACTTGCAAAATAGAGTTATAGTTAAAAACGGTATTAAATACCCAGGCAACGAACACTTAGGTGCTTTTGGATGTGATAGTTACGACATTAGCGGCACTGTTGATGGTAAAGGCTCTAATGGAGCTTTACACGGATTAACCAAGTTTTCAATGGAAGACGCACCGCCAAATCATTTTTTCTTAGAATATATAGCTAGACCAGAAACAGCTGATATGTTTTTTGAAGAAGTTTTAATGGCTTTAGTTTTTTACGGTATGCCAATATTGGCTGAAAACAATAGACCTAGACTATTGTATTATTTAAGACGAAGAGGTTACAGGGGTTTTAGCATGAATAGACCTGATAAACTTTGGAATAGATTATCTACTACTGAAAAAGAAATAGGTGGAATACCTAATTCAAGTGAAGATATTAAACAAGCTCACGCAGCTGCTATAGAAGCTTATATAGAAAATTATGTAGGTATATTAAAAGATTCTTTTGGAGATATGTATCACCAAAAAACATTACAAGACTGGTCTAAATTTAATATAAATAACAGGACTAAGTTTGATGCTACTATTAGTTCAGGTTTAGCTATAATGGCTTGCAATAAAAATAATTATAGACCTAATGCAATTAAAAATAAACAACCATTAAATTTAAGTTTTAAAAAATATGACAATGATGGTTTTGTTTCAAAAATACAAAATAAATGATAGAAACTAGTTATGGAAGTTCATTTCCGGATCAGGTAGTACCTGATGCAGTTAAAGCGTCTTATGACTATGGATTAAAAGTAGGACAAGCAATAGAAGGCGAATGGTTTAGTGGTACTAGAACTGGAGCCGGAGGTTATAGATTTGCGACTAACTACAATAATTTCCATCAATTAAGACTATATGCTAGAGGAGAACAATCAGTTCAGAAATACAAAGATGAACTATCTATAAATGGAGATTTATCTTACTTAAATCTAGACTGGACACCTGTACCTATTATTTCTAAATTTGTAGACATAGTTGTAAATGGTATGTCTCAAAAAAATTACGATATTAAAGCTTATGCTCAAGATCCTTCTTCTACTGGAAAAAGATCTGCATATGTTCAAGGTTTAATGAAAGATATTTACGCTAGAGAATATATAGCTAAAGCAAAAGCTCAACTAGGTTTAGATGTTTCAACAGGTGGTGGTAAATCTAATATGCCAACTAACCCTGATGAAGTTTCTGTTTATATGCAGCTTAATTACAAGCAAGGTGTAGAAATAGCTCAAGAAGAAGCTATTAACTATGTATTAGATTATAATAAATATGATTTAGTTAGAAGAAGATTAAACCATGATTTAACAGTGTTAGGTATCGCTTGTTCAAAAACTGAATTTAATTTACAAGAAGGTGTTGGAGTTAGCTATGTTGATCCTGCTAATTTAGTTTATTCATATACTGAGGACCCAAACTTTGAAGACATATGGTATGTTGGCGAGGTAAAAGGACTTAGCATGGCAGAGCTTAAAAAACAGTTTCCTATGCTTACGCCTGAAGAATTAAAAGAAATAAGTAAGTATCCAGGTAATTCTAACTATAGAAACGGAGCAGAAGGTAGATATTTTGATGATAAAATACAAGTAATATATTTTGAATATAAAACTTTTACTAATCAAGTGTTTAAAATAAAAGAAACTCCAAATGGTTTAGAAAAAGCATTAGAAAAAACAGATGCATTTAATCCACCTGAAGAAGTTAACTTTACTAAAGCTTTTAGATCTATAGAAGTATTATACAGCGGTGTTAAAATATTAGGCCACCCTAAAATGTTAAGATGGGAAATGGCTCAGAATATGACAAGACCTAATGCTGATACTACTAAAGTTAATATGAATTATAATATATGTGCTCCTAGAATGTATAAAGGACGTATAGATTCATTAGTTAACCGTATAACAGGTTTTGCAGATATGATTCAACTAACGCATCTTAAGCTACAACAAGTATTGTCTAGAGTAGTTCCTGATGGTGTTTATATGGATGTAGATGGTTTAGCTGAGGTAGATTTAGGCAATGGAACAACATATAATCCACAAGAAGCTTTAAATATGTATTTTCAAACAGGTTCTATTGTTGGTAGATCATTCACTCAAGATGGTGATATGAATCCTGGTAAAGTTCCTATTCAAGAATTACAAAGTGGTAGTGGTGGTGCTAAAATACAAAGTCTTATACAAACTTATCAATACTATTTACAACTTATAAGAGATGTTACCGGACTTAATGAAGCTAGAGACGCTAGTAGTCCTGATAAAAACTCTTTAGTAGGTTTACAAAAAATCGCTGCTGCTAATTCAAATACCGCAACTAGACACATATTACAAGCTAGTTTGTATTTAACACTTAAAAACTGTGAAAACATATCGCTTAGAATAGGTGATGCTTTAATGTTTCCACTTACTAGATCAGCTTTACAAAACAGTATAACTAAGTTTAATGTTTCTACATTAACAGAGCTTATGGATAAAAATATATATGATTTTGGTATATTTTTAGATCTTGAGCCAGATGATGAAGAAAAAGCTAAACTAGAAGAAAATATACAAATAGCTTTAAAAACCGGTGGTATCGATTTAGAAGACGCTATAGACATTAGAGAAGTTAAAAACTTAACATTAGCTAATCAATTGCTAAAACAACGTAGACAGCAAAAGCAAGCAGCTGAACAACAAATGAAACTTCAGCAAATACAACAGCAAGCTCAATCACAAGCAGAAGCAGCTGAAAAGCAAGCTTTAGCTGAAACTCAAAAACAACAAATATTAACAGAGCAGAAAGTACAGTTCGAACAAGCTAAAGTACAGTTTGATTTAGAAAAGTATAGACAAGAGGCAGAAGTTAAAATAATGATCATGAACCAACAACATAAGTTTGATTTAGAATTAAAACAAATGGAAGTTAATGGTTTAAAAACCAAAGAAAAAGAAATTGAAGACCGTAAAGATGAAAGAGTACGTATTGAAGGTTCTCAACAGTCTCAATTAATAGACCAAAGACAAAACGATTTATTACCAACAAGCTTTGAAACAAGTGCAACTGAAAAAGATCAGCCAACACCTAGTGAAGAGCCTATGCCAATACTCAATCCTTTTGGAATGGGTTAATTATTAATTATTATATTATATTATGTCAGAAAAACAAGAAGTAAAAGAGGCTCCTGATGGAACCTTAGAACAAGGTGACTTTAAAATGAAAAAGAAACCTAAAAAATTAGTTAAAACAGAACTAACAACTAAAGTAGATTTAACTAAAAAAGAAGAAGAAACAAAACAACCTGAAGAAACTAAAGAAATTGTACAAGAAATTGTAGAAGAAAAGGTTGAAGAAAAAGTAGAAACTAAAGAAGAGCCGGTTAAAGAAGAGGAATTTACTGTTATAAATGAAGTGGCAGAAGATGAAGTTCCAGTAGAAAAACCGGTTATAAAAGCGCCTGAGCAAGTTATAGAACAAGTAGATTTACCTGAAAATGTAGAAAAACTTGTTAAATTTATGAAAGAAACTGGTGGTACATTAGAAGATTACGCAAGACTAAACAGAGACTACACTAATGTAGATGAAGATGTTTTACTTAGGGAATACTACAAACAGACTAAGCCTCATTTAGATAGAGAAGAAGTAGATTTTATATTAGAAGATAAATTTTACTTTGATCCTGAAGAAGCTGAGGAACGTGAGCAAAAGAAAAAGAAACTTGCTTATAAGGAAGAAATTGCAAAAGCCAAAAACTTTTTGGAGGAAACGAAAAAGAAGTATTACGACGAGATCAAGTTGAGACCGGGCGTTACTCAAGAACAACAAAAAGCAATGGACTTTTTCAATAGATATAACAAAGAACAAGAGGTAGCAAAGCAAAGTCATGAGAGCTTTAAAGCCGCAACTAAAGATTATTTTACTAATGATTTCAAAGGTTTTGATTTCGAAGTTGGTGAAAAGAAATTTAGATATGGCGTTAAAGATGCTAATGAAGTTGCCGAGGCGCAATCTGATCTAACAACATTTATTAAGAAGTTCTTAAACGAAGATGGTACAGTTAATGATCCAGGTGCATACCACAAAGCTATATATGGAGCTAGAAACATCGACACTATTGCTTCTCATTTTTATGAGCAAGGTAAAAGTGACGCTGTGAAAGATATTACTGCTAAATCAAAGAACATAAGCAAAGACGCTAGAACTGAGGTTCCGGGTGATGTTTATTTAAATGGTTTTAAAGTAAGAGCTATTTCTGGTGATACAAGTTCTAAGTTAAAAATAAATAAAATAAAAAAATAACTTAAACTAAAATATAAAAATGGGATTTTTAGACAATTCTGCAGGTGGCGGAGCATTTCCACCATCAATTGTCCCTATGCCGAAACAACAAGCTGTGGTTGATAACTATATCAATTTTCACGACGCTAATTTTTCGACTTGGACACAACAATATCTACCTGAGCTTTACGAAGCTGAAGTAGAAAGATACGGAAACAGAACTTTATCTGCTTTCTTGAGAATGGTAGGCGCTGAAATGCCTATGACATCTGATCAAGTAATTTGGTCTGAGCAAAATAGATTACACATCGCTTATGAAGGTGTAACTAGAGCTGGTGATGTTTTAACTATAACAGGTAACCAAGCTGTAAGAGTAAATCAAACTATAGTTATAGCTGATGGCTTTACTACTGTAAAAGCTTTAGTTGTAGCTGTTGCTGGTTTAACTATTACTGCTGTACCTTACGAAGCTGCTACTTTAACTGCTGCTAATTTGGGAACTACTGGATTAAAACTGTTTGTTTATGGTTCTGAATTTGCTAAAGGAACTAACCAAATGGTTGGATCTATTGAGCCTACTCCAAAAACTTATGCAAACAACCCAGTTATCATTAAAGATAAATTTGAAGTATCAGGTTCTGACGCTGCTCAAATTGGTTGGATTGAAGTTGCTACTGAAGATGGAACATCAGGTTACATGTGGTATCTAAAAGCTGAGTCTGAAACAAGACTAAGATTTGAAGATTACTTAGAAATGACTTGCGTTGAAGGTGTAAAAGCTGCTGCTGCTTCTGGCGTTAGCGCCTTTGACTACACAGCTGGTAATACTCAATTTACTAGTGATGGCACTAATGGAGTTGCTCCAATAGGTACTCAAGGTTTATTTGATGCTATTGAAACAAGAGGTAACGTATGGCAAAATTTTGCTGGTGCTGCTGCTCCTGGAGCTGGTGCATTAGGTGATTTTGATGCTATTCTTAAACAACTTGACAAGCAAGGAGCTATTGAAGAAAACATGTTATTCTTAAACAGAGCTACTGCTTTGGATTTTGATGATATGATTGCTGCTATGGCTGGCGGAGGTTACGCTGGTACACAAGCTGCTTCTTATGGTTTATTTGACAATGAATCAGAAATGGCACTTAACTTTGGTTTTTCAGGATTTAGAAGAGGTTCTTATGACTTCTACAAGACTGACTGGAAATACTTAAACGATGCTACTACTAGAGGTTTAACACAAGATATTGACGGTGTTATGGTTCCTGCTGGTACTACTACTGTTTATGATCAAATGTTAGGATCAAACATTAGACGTCCTTTCTTACATGTAAGATATAGAGCTTCTCAAACTGATGACAGACGATATAAAAACTGGATTACAGGTTCTGTAGGTGGTGCTTATACTTCTGCTCTTGATGCTATGGAAGTACACTTCTTATCTGAAAGATGTTTAGTTACTCAAGCTGCGAATAACTTCGTATTGTTTAAGTCAACTATATAATTATTAACATTTTAAAAGATAAAGAAAATGGGATATGTAAAATTAAAAAAAGCTGGTAGCGAATATGATTTGTTACCTGCTGAAAACGTAGGTTCAATAAAACTAGGAACTTCTGCTGATGTAGAAATAATAGTTAAATATGTACCTAGTGGAACTGTAACAATAGTTCCTACCGCTTCTTCTGATTTTGTTCAAGGAGACGTTGACAAGATTACTGACGCTATAAATAAAATAAATGGTGCTGCTGGCCCTGGTATTTATCCAGATGCTCTTAGCCAAAATGTTTTATCGGTAACTGTATCTTAAAAAACAATAATAAGATCCCGCTTCGGCGGGGTCTTTTTTAATTATTATATTATATTATATTATGGAAACAAAAGAAAAGAAAAAGCCTGTGGCCAAAGCCCCAGCAACTCCTGAAGTAAAAAAAGATACTTGGGAATATAAAGATAGAACTTATTTTTTAACAGGTTCAAAAGAACCATTAACATTTAAAATTCCTTCAAGACACACTCCTAGACATCCAATGTTTTGGTTTGACCCAATAAAAGGTTATAACAGAGAGTTAAGATATGCAACTAATCAAAAGTCTGTGTTTGTTGATGAACAACAAGGGCCAGTTACTTTAGAGCATATTGTTTTTGAAGATGGAACATTATTTGTGCCAAAAGAAAAAGTTCAATTACAAAAACTATTATCTATATACCATCCAGCTAAAGGAAAAGTTTATAATGAATTTGACAAAAAAGCTGTAGCTGTCGATGAATTAGATATGATAGAATTTGAAATTAAAGCATTAAACGCTGCTTCAGTAATGGATATTGAACAAGCAGAAGCTATATTAAGAGTTGAAAATGGTTCAGCTGTATCTGGTTTAAGTTCTAAAGAGCTAAAAAGAGATATATTAATATTTGCTAAAAGAAACCCTAAATTGTTTTTAGATTTAGCAGAAGATGAAAATGTAGTACTTAGAAACTTTGCTATTAACGCAACTGAGTCAGGTATTATTAAGTTGTCTCAAGATCAAAGAACGTTTACTTGGGGTACTAACGGTAGAAAATTAATGACAGTTCCTTTTGATGAGAATCCATATTCAGCAATGGCTGCTTGGTTCCAAACAGATGAAGGACTTGAAGTTTACAAATCTATCGATAAAAAACTTAAATAACAAGTGATTATAAATAAGGGTGGTTTTATCGCCACCCTTTTTTTTTAAAAATATTAAAATGGCAATAAACGTAAATGAAGTTTATAAAACGGTTTTATTAATATTAAACAAAGAACAGAGAGGTTATATAACTCCTGATGAATTTAATAAAACAGGCACACAAGTTCAGTTAGAAATATTTGAAAAGTATTTTGAAGACTTGAACCAGAACTTACGTATACGTCAAGATGAAACAGAATATGCCGATAGAGTTAAAAACGTAGATGATAAAATATCTATATTTAAAACTCAAGGCAATTGCACTTGGGACGGTGCTAACAAACTTTTTACTACTCCTACAGGCTTACACAGAATAGGTACTGTTATATATAAAGACTCAACAGAAGTTGAAAGAGTGCAAAGAAATGATTTATTGTATTTAAAACTTTCACCTTTAACAAAACCTTCTGCTTCCTTTCCTGTATACTCATACGAGGACAAATTAACTACAACTCCATCTCCAAAGCTTTATGTAGAACCTAGTTCTATACAATCAGATATTTCAGTAACATACATAAGAAAACCTAGCAATGTAAGATTTGGTTATTCAGTAGGCTCTTTAGGTCAATACATATACGACAGCAATGCATATATTCCAACAGGGCTTTTATTGGCAAATAACAACTTGTTTAATTTTTTAACTACTAATTTTGTTGCAACGTCTAGCCAGCCAACTAGTATATCTTGGTCTGGATTAACTACATCTTCAAATGGTATTACTTATGTAGGTAACGGCAGCGGGTTAGAGTTTACATTGACCATGAGTAATACTGGCGTTATAACAGGATTAAATGTGGACAAGCCTGGAACTGGTTTTGCGGCAGGTGATACCTTAACGTTTGATTCAACAGTATTTCAAGCAGGTGGTGGTGGAGGTGGTGGCATTAATGCTGTTGTCACGCTTGCTTCTAATAGTATATATAGCGGAACTACGTATGGATCAACTCAATTTGAAATAGACAATACTGACCAAACAGAAGTTATACTAAACATACTTAAATACTCAGGTATAGTAATAAGAGATCCACAAATAATACAGTCAGCACAGCAAATGGCTATGGCAGAAGATCAAAACGAAAAAAGTTAATAAATGGGACTAATTACAGAAACTAACGAAGAATATTACGCTGGCGAAAAAGTATTTTTAATAGCAGCAGCTACAACTCAAAGTTCTTTTGAAACAACTTTTAATACTGAACTAGTTTTAAGTTCTTCTTCTGCTGATGCTAATTTTATATTTGAAATAAGCACAGACGGTGGAGTTACTTATAATCCGTATTCCGCAGGTGTTATATCACTAAGTAACAATAATAAAACATTAGATGTAAGTGTTGCTGTTGCTGGACCAGCTATAGCTAGAATAATTTTGAAAATAGCTGCTGTACAAAACAATTATGGAGGCTATTCTTATGTGAAGCTTAATGATATTATAAACACTTTTATAGCTACATATGTTGGCACAGGTAAGCTAATACCAAGTGTTAAAAGAACTGACGTCATATTCCACGCTAAAAGAGGTTTACAAGAATTTAGTTATGATACTTTAAAAAGTATTAAATCTCAAGAAGTTACAATTACACCAAGTCTATCGATGATAATACCACAAGACTATGTTAATTACGTTAGATTATCTTGGACAGATGCTTATGGTATTAAACATATTATTTATCCATCTGATAATTTAACTATAAAACCTACAGATGTACCATTACAAACTGTCAATGGAGATTTTATACAAGACCAATATGGTTCAAACACTCAAGGAACTTCTGACACTTCTAGAAACTGGGATAACCTAAATCAAAGAAGATTAAGTGGTGGTTTTGACGCTTATCAAAATGGAGTTGAAAACTACTACGGTGATGGTTACATGTTTGGACATCAGCAACTAGGCATGAGATATGGAGCTTTACCTGAAACAACTCAAGTAAATGGTTATTTTACAATGAATCCAGCTAGAGGTACTATATCTTTTTCTAGTGATATGAATGGTAGAACAGTTGTTTTAGAATATATATCAGACGGTTTAGCTTACGATACTGATTCTAAGGTGCCTAAGATGGCCGAGGAAGCGATGTATATGCATATAGCTTATTCTATATTAGCTGGAAGATCTGGAGTTCAAGAATACATTGTTCAAAGATTTAAAAAAGATAGAAGAGCACAGTTAAGAAATGCTAAAATAAGATTATCAGATATTAAACTAGATCAAATAGTTAGAATAATGAGAAACAAATCTAAACAGATTAAACATTAATATGGCTCAAGTTAAAAACACATTTGTAAAATCTAAAATGAATAGGGATTCAGACGCTAGACTGATTCCTAATGGCGAATATAGAGAAGGTAGAAATATAAATGTTAGTAGATCTGAAGGCGCAGATGTAGGCGCTTTAGAAAATGTTAAAGGAAATGCTAGCGTTTTACCTGGCTTTATAAACGGACTAAACGCCGCTTTGACTCCTAATGAAAAGCCTTTAGAAGTTATAGGTATGTTTACACATGAAGATAGTAGTTCTATATACATGTTCTTAACTACTTTTTTAGACGCATCAAAGACACAACTTGATAATCACGCTAAGTTATTTAACTCTCATTGTTATATAACTAGAATAAAGTACAATGGTAATTTAGAAATTCCTGAAGAGAACAGATATGAATCTTCTATACTTGTTGAGGGTAGTTTTTTAAACTTTTCAAAAACACATCCTATTTTAGGTTTTAATATAGTAGAAGATTTAATGTTTTGGACTGATAATAGAAACCAGCCTAGAAAAATAAATATTGAAAAAGCTTCACAAAGAGCTCCTGGCAATAGTTCACTTCCATATTATTACAGTGAAGATCAAATATCAGTAGCTAAATACTATCCTTACAATTCTATTTCTTTAATGAGAAAAGATGGTAGTAACTGGAGTTCTACTGTAAAAGCCACAACTACTGAGTGGTTGCCAATATCTTTGTCTGCCCCTTTAGATTCTATAAAAACAGTTGGATCAAATGATGTTTTAAGCTTTCTCGACACTGCACAACCCGCGCCTCCCGTAGATAAACCCAACTGGACAGGTACTGGAGCATCTAATAGCTCTATAGCTAACTTTTTTAGCAAATCAAGTTCATCAACAAGCCCTGTAGTTAGAGTTAAAAATGCTAGCGCACCTGGTAAAGTTGATTTATTTATATACTCTGTAATAGGAAATGAAGTCAACGTTGCAGCGGATAAATCATCTGTAGACACTCAAATAAGTGTTCCAGCAGGCTGGGCATCGCCAGGTGATGTTATAATATTTCAATTACAAAATCCAGAATATGACACCGCATTTAATGGTGATAGAGATTTTTTAAAAGATAAATTTCCAAGATTTAGTTATAGATTTAAATATACAGATAATGAGTATTCTTTAATGGCTCCTTTTACTCAACCTGTTTTTGTGCCTGCTCAATATGGTAGTTTTACTTTTGGAGATGAAGATAACTCAACTAGAACCACAGAACTTGGTTTTATGGAAAATAGAGCCAGCGAAATAGGTTTAGTTATTAATTTACCTTATTACCCAGGTAGTAAAAATTCAACAACCCCAACTGTTAATTTAGAATTACAAAGGCAATTACATATAGACGAAATAGAAATACTATTTAAATCCTCTAAAGATAATAATATTTACGTTTTAGATTCTGTAAACATTGAAGATGGTTGTTCCACAGATTATTTAGTCGCTCCAGAAAGCACAACTATATTTAATAGAAATCAATTTATATATACTTACAAAGGTAAAAAACCTTACAAGGTGGTTCCTGAATCGGATGTTACTAGAGTTAACGATATAGTTCCTGTAAGAGCACAATCTCAAGAAACGTCCGGCAATAGAATAATGTATGGTAATTACGTAGATAACCACGCTTTGCCTTCTAGGCCTTTTTATGAGGTAACTTCATCTGTTAAAAATGGTTCTTTTACACCTGATTTCAATATAAACACAAATCCTCCTATAGCTAGCACTGTAAACAACAAAATTAAAGAATATTACAATGCCACTTTAAAACAAGGTAGAAATTACCAAGTAGGCGTTGTCTTTTCTGACAGGTATGGAAGACAATCTACAGTTATGTTAGCTGACGAAACTTCTGTTTACGGAACTGGTGCCAAAGAAAGATCTACAGTTTTTGCTCCCTACGACAACTCTGGAGCTTCTGACATTATAAACTTTTTTGGAAACTCATTAAAAGTAGATTTTTACCAAAAAATACCAGATAAACAAACTTGGAATCCAACTAATTACCCTGGATTATATAATAATTTCAATCAAAATTTAGGTTGGTATAGTTATAAAATAGTTGTAAAACAACAACAACAAGAATATTATAACATGTTTCTGCCTGGTAGTATGTCTGGTAACGTTGTTTATAAAAATAATCAAACTCAACTAAGTTATAGTGATTCTTTTAATATTTCTAATTTATCTTTATATGGTGATAATATAAATAAATTACCAAGAGACATGACTAATGTTGGTCCTACTGACAGGATATATGGCAGTAAAGAATCTTTGTATTTTAGAGTTGCGCAACCTAACTATACCTATTCTGGTAACTCTGCTGACTCTAGTACGGTAGATGTAAATAGATGGAACTCAAGACAAACTCAATTGCCAGTTATTGAATCGACAGTTGTTTCTATACAGCCGTTTTTAGACATGGGTAAATGGACGACTCAAAAAGGTGTTGCTAGTTCTATATCGTATCCAGGAGGATATGAATATCCATCAAATACTTTAGTTCCAGGAACTACAGATCCTTTAGTTAAGTCAGATAATAATCCATTTGTTGCCAATGTTGATAATGGTGAAAACAAAGATAGAGTAGGTTTTTTTAGCACCCAACAAGTCTCTAATATAACTTCAGGAACTCCAAATGTAAATGATTTTGCTCAATTTTCTAAATCTTTAATAGTTGCAGAAACTAAACCAACTCAATCAGATTTAGATTTATATTGGGAAACAACAACCTCTGGTTTAATAAGTGAATTAAATACCGGTATAGGAACTGAAACTAGTAATACAGCACCTTCTGATTTAACTACTTTTTCTTTTACTGGAGACGAAAGTATTTTATATGATGGAACTGCATTAAGTAAATCATTATTAAATAGCAATATAAACATAGTAACACAAAACGGAAGTGTAAATGTTAATAACACTTATAGCATTTCAATAAACTCAGTTGAAGCTATAGTCGCTGGCGCCTCGCAAGATGTAACTGATTACTTTAAGATGTACGAAGACACTTCTACTACTCCTAAAACTTATAATATAAAGCTAAACCAGACAGGTATTGGTGTTAATTCTCTTCTATATTTTAATAAAGATAATCCTAGTAATTGGGGTAATAAAGAAATAAAGTTTAATTTTAAATTAGAAATAGATAACGAGCTACCAACTACTGTTTCAAAAGCAAATAACTTTTTTAGTAATGCAGCTCCAACAATGGGATCAACACCTAACCCTTCTGCCGACGCTCCTTATGATTCGGGATGGAACGGTGATGGATGGGCTTTTAGTATTGGTGGCGAAGAACCTGACGCTGGCCAAACTAATGTTAACTATGTTAAAACATATCCTATGTTTGAAAAGTCTGGAATATCAACAAATTACGAAGTTACATCTACTTCTATAAGTAATGTTAGAAGTAGAAATCAAAGATTTTTTACTCAATATAATGTTCCTGGAGCTACAACAGCTGAAGATCCTAAATTTAACCCTGGCTCTACTGGTTGGAACAATGGTAGCTATATTGGTCAAGATGAAGGCTCTGAGTTGTATATAGAAAAACTAGAATGTGCAGTGTATGATAAGAACCATAACGAGCTTTATCCTTTTTTAGAGTGGATAATTGCTGACGGCGCTCAAATGCCTTTAAAAGTTAATTTTGGTGGTTTATATGGTGGTCAAGGACTAAGATATACCTGGAGAGAGTATCCTTGGAAAGTAGAATATGTTGACGCTAACAACCCCATATGGAGTGGTTCACCTTCTTTAAATTTTGGTTCTGGTTATTATCTTTTTGCCAATGAAAACTATCCTCCTTTTGAGTGGCATGGTGCCGCAAGAGAAAAAAACAATGGAAGGTTTTGGGCGGAAGGCTTTTTAAATGGAGGTGATTACAGTGTTCATAAAATAACTATAGGCGTTAAGGAAACTTTCCAAGATGGTAAAACATCACAACCTAATCAATTTGTTGTTTATACAAAACTTTATAGATAATGGCATATAGCGTAGAAGTATCATATTTTAATTCTTTTTGGGCTAAAAAGACTAATAACGAGTTTACAGAGTCTCAGTATCCTACGGATGGTTACGGTAGTATATCTAAAATACCTAATTGGCCAGGCGTTCCTTACCATAGTTATGATAATACAAGTAACTCTACTAGATATTTAAATTATGCTACAACGTCAAATGTCTCTCCTTTACCTGATAATAGGCCTGATATAAACTTATCACCAACTGCTAACCACTCGTCTTTAAACTGGATAATTGAAGAGTCTAGAATAAAAGGTGCTTTTAATGGTGCTTCTACTGATTATGGTGTTAAAGCTTATTTACTAGATGATGAATATACGTCTGTAACTAGAAGAAATAATATCATATATTCTGGTTTATTTAATTCTAAAACAAACGTAAATGAAACTAATGTGTTTTCTTCAGCACAAAGCATAACATTTGCAGCTCCTGAGCAATATGGTTCTATACAAAAGCTATATAGTGAAGATACTAAGTTGTTAATATTTCAAGAAAACAAGGTTAGTAGAGCAATGGTTGACAAAAATGTTATATATACGGCAGAAGGAAGAAGTGCAAACGTTAGCACACAAAATCTTGTAATAGGGGAAATAATTCCATTTGTAGGTGAATATGGTATTAGTAGGAATCCTCTTTCATTTGCTAAGTTTGGTAGAAGAAAATACTTTACTGATAAAAATAGAAATGTAGTATTAAGGCTTTCTGATAATGGACTAACTGAAATAAGTAGTTATGGTATGGCTGATTTTTTTAGAGACAAATTAGCTGAAATAGATGATAATGTCTATACAACAAGTGTTACTAGAGACTTAGACGGTACACAATCACCAGCTTGGAGCAACTCTCCAGTTAACCAGCCTATAGCACCTGGACAACCTTTTATAACAATTAGCCAACCAGGAGACGATACTTTTACAGATATACCTATAGGCTCTGCTGTTTTTATAAATGGTATAGATACTGGTTGCTATGTTAGAAATGTAGACTTATTAACAGGTGACGTTCAATTAACTGATTTATGCCCTATTGACTTAAGCTCTTTAACTAGTCCTAAAGCTACTTTTGTTACTTATGAGCAAGATTCAATTATAGGAGCTTATGACGTTTATAATGACAATTATTTAGTTAGCTTGCAAAAAAGGCAAGGTACTTACAACACCTTAGTTTTTGATGAAAAAGTTTTAGGGTGGGTTACTTTTTATGATTATAGACCTTATAATGCTAAAAGCTTATTTAATAGATTTTATACTACTAATCAAACTAATCTATGGCTACATAACGCTAGTAACGTGTTTAGAAATAGTTTTTACGGAAACAATCCTGTAAAATCTTCTATTGAATTTGTTTTTAACGCCCAGCCTAACATCGTTAAAACTTTTAAAACGGTTAACTATGAAGGCACAAATGGTTGGGAGGTCTCTAGCATGATCTCTGATCAAACTGGAGCATTACAAGCTCCTGGTTTAAATTACAATACTTATGAAGATCAAACAGCTGTAATAAAAAGCTATGATGAAGGTCTTTACATAGAAGATGGATCACCTCAAAGAGCAGGTTTTGATCTAAAAGAAAATAGATATGTAGCAAACGTTATAAATGCTACTACCGCTCAACCAGGTGAAATAATAATAGGCCCTGAAGCTAGCGGCATAAAAGGATATTTTACTACATTAAAATTAACAACAGACGAGACTACAGACTTTGGCGGAACAAAAGAGCTATTCGCTGTAGGATCTGAATATGTTATGTCATCTTATTAAAATTAAAATATGGGTTTATTAAATAACAATAACAATAGAAAAAATAAAAGAAATACTTTAAGAAAACAACTTCCACCAAGAGGCATTCAACCTATAAGTATATCAAATCCTCAACCTACTTTGCGAACTTTACAAACTAATACTAGTGGAACTACCAACACCACTAACATGGGTGGTGGAAACATGATGGGTTACATGCAAATGGCTGCAGCTGCTACACCTATGGTTATGGGTTTTATACAGGCTAGACAACAAAAAAATTTAGCTGAAAAGTTAGAAACAGAAAGATTAGCAAAAGACGAAGAAGTAGCTGGCCTATTAGCTAATAGACAAGAAATAAGAAATCCTTATGCTAATTTAGCTGTAGCTACAGAGGCTGCAGAGTTTCAAGCTCAACAGGTAGATCAATCACTTGCTAATACTTTAGATGCTATGCAAGCTGGAGGTTTTGGAGCTGGTGGCGCTACTGCGTTAGCTAGAGAAGCTGCTAAAGCTAAACAAGGCATATCAGCTGACATACAAAAACAAGAAGCTACTAATCAAAGATTTTTTGCTCAAGGAGAGCAAGTTAGACAAAACATGCAAGAACAAAGAAATATTGATGATATTGATTTTGCTAGAGCTCAGTCTGACAATTTAAGGCAGCAAGAAATGGATGCTTTAACTGCTAGACAAGCATCACAACAAGCTGGAGTTGGAGGAACTATGCAAATGGCGCAAAGCATTATGTCTAATCCAGAAGCAATGAGTCAAATATCCGGTTTATTTGGAGGTTAAAAAATAAAATATGGCAACAAGAAGATACACACCTAAATTAGTTAGAGATACTAGAGGCGCACAAGCTGCTAAAAACCTTACTTCTATATCAGATAAGGCTTCTAAAATGTATGACAAAGCTACGCAAGCTAAAGCTGCAAAAAAACTTGGTGTTAAGATTCTTACTAAAGAGTCTTTAAACGAGTCTCAAGCGTATAGAGATATAGCTAAAAACATAGCTAAAGTAAATCCAGATTTAGACGAGCAAATAATGGCTGACGTAGAAAATAACGCTAGACTAATCAGTGATGCTTATATGAAAGCCTATGGCCCTGATGGAACACCTGAAGACATGATCATGTTTCAGAAGTTAGACAATAATTTAACTGGTGAGTTAAACGATTTAACAACGATGATAGGCGCTATGGATGCAGATTTAGAAGCTTACGATCTAGCAAAAAAAGAAGGAAGATTAATAAAAAAGACTAATGAAATAGGAGAAGTAATAGAAGATGAAAACTACGACTTGTTTAGGTATGGTATAACAGATGGAACTTCTGATGTTCTTTTAACAAGAGACGAAGATGGCAAGTACATGTTAAAAGGAAAAAGTAGAGCTGGAGGTGATGAAATGCAAGGTATATATATAAGTGATTACGTAAATGACTTAAAAAATAATGGCGGAAGTTTTAAAGAAATTAACCCTAACTTAGAAGTTCAGGCTATAGAATTTGGACAATCTATAGCAAGAGGTCTTTTACCTGAGTTTAAAAAAACAATGAAAGGCCAAAGCGTGGGTACTCAAAAAAATCCATTAGCCGGCGATGAAGATCCTACAAACCCTGGGTTTGATGCTAAAGGACAACCTCTAACTTTTGTTGGTAAAAAGCAATATAGTATACAAGATCCTACTAAAGCAAGAAACACTTTAATTCAATATTTTGATGGAAACTTTGCTGAAGGTTTTAAAAATTTAACAGGTAGTAAATCTGTTCCAAAAGAAGAAGAGCTGTGGGAGTATTTAAAAAACGAAGGATTTATTAATAAAACATTTCCAAGCTGGGAAAAGTCTCCAGAAGGAACGAAGCAGCAAATGTTAAACGACGCTTATGTTGATTTTATAGTTGAATCAAATGTTAGACCTGGAGAAACCGATGTTGTTATTTCAGGTAGTAAAGTAGCTCCAACTCCATAAAAATAAATTAAATAAAAAATATGCCAGGTTACGCTGAAGAAGTATACGACTATATAGACTCTGAAGACTCTACTTTTAAAGATAAAGTTTCTAAGGAAGATTTTAAAACAGCTATAAAGGATAAGTCTTATTCTGATGAGATATATGGCTACATGGCTGAACTAGATTCTGGCTTTAAAGATAAAATTGATGAGCAAGTATTTTTTGAAGCTATATCTGATGGATCAAAAGGCAAAGAAGGTGAAGTAAAAAAAGAAGAAGTTGAAGAAGAAGGTATTAACAGAGATTCTTTAGCCAATAAATACGATTTAATTATAAATCAATTTGAAGACAAAAAGTTTAAACCTGAGTTAATAGGTGAAGATAGAGAAAAAGCTATTAGCGATATAAAATCTAAAAAAGATCAAGCATTAAAAGATTTTGATTCAGATGAAGATATAGCAGGTTTTGCTGACAGGATATATAAGTTAGGTAAAAAATATTCTTTAACTCAAGAAGATATTGATGGTACTCAAGTTGGCTTAGAAGAAAAATGGTCTATAATGCCTGATGAAGTAGAAGAAGAAACTACTGAATTAGACGTGTTTGGAAGGCCTATGCCTGGTGCTGTTGAGCAAGAGTCTACTGTTGATTTAAAATCTATTAATACACCAGCTATAGAAACAGCTAGATTAGAAGAACATAGTAATGATTTAAACAATTACAAAAAAGAAGCTATAAGACAAGGTTATACAGTTGTTGGTGCTTACGATGAAGCTCCAGAAAAAGTTAATAAAGATAAATTAATAAAACTACCTGGGCCTTTGCAAAATGCTAATATAAGTGATATATATCCAAAGTCTGTTATTGACAACGTTTTAAACGAGAAAAGAACTAAAGTTGCTAAAGATCAAAAGGTAAGAGACATGAAGCCTGAGCTTGATGCTATACTAGAAGATTTTGAAAACGAAAAAGGAGTAACCGCTGTTGGAGGTCATATACTAGGAACTATAATAGAGGCAAATGATTTTTTTGACAATATATTTTTAGATGATAAATCAAGAGAAAGACAAGAAAAAATATCATTAGAACTTCACAAGGCTATAGGTACCGATGCTTCTTATATGGACGCTAGAGAAAAACTTAACAGATTACTAAAGTCTAAGCAAGATACGGAAAATTATGAAATAGACGTAAACACATACAGAATAGAGGCAGCAAATGATAACTTGCAGTTACTGGAACATCAACTATTAAGTTACGAAAAAAGAGCTAATAATAATGAGGCTTTTACAGAAAAAGATGTAGCTGAATATAATGTAATAAAAACTGCTTACAATAATCAAATAGATGTTGCTAATCAAGCAATGGTTAGACTAGGCGAATTGACAGTTGAAGGAGTTAATTTTGATAAAATTAAAGACAAAACATTAAAAACTTATTCTACTTTATCAGTATATGGTAACAACATAGGCTCTAGTGTTGTTAGAATAGCAGGCGGTTTAGCTACGTTAAGACATGAACTTACTGTTCCTCAGCTTGCTAAATGGGCGGGATATGATATAAATGACGCGCAAGTAAGATCTGAAATAGCTTCTGGTTTTGATGATTTTTTTGGTACTGAAATAGGTGACGATATTGAAGCTGGTTTATCTTCAATAAACAGTGGAAATCAAGAAGTAAAAAATCAAATAGGCAAACTACATAGTTGGGCAGAAGAAATTAAAGACGAAAATAGAGAGAAACAAGACTTTAATAAAATAACAAACCCGTTAGAGTTTATTTCTTGGGGCTTTGAAGGTGTTACAGAAAACGCTGTCAACTTAGGTGTTTCAGCTATTACAGGCGGCAGTGGAGGTCTAGTACTTATGGCATTGTCAGAATCTGGTAACAAGATGAATGAGATGAATAAAGAAATGGAGGGTGAGAAATGGAGCAATGATGAGCTAAGATTTATTCAAAAAGAAAAAGAAAGATTAGGTAATAACTATAGTTTGTTTTATCCAGGTCAAGACGATGAATTTAAAATAAAACCTAAAAACATAAGTGCTTTACAATATTTTGGAACAGCCGGTATCTATGGAGCTTCTGAATATTTCAGCGAAAAAATTACTTTAGGAAATTTTAAATTTGCTAAAAACAACATAAAAAAAGCTTGGAAAATAGGTGGTAAATCTACAGATGAAGTAGGCGGTAGAATAATAAACAGTAAATTAAATCCGCTTACTAAAGCAGAAAATTTTAATGTATGGGGTAAAGAAGCTTTAAAAGGGACTTTTACAGAAGCTGGCGGCGAAGGATTAGTAACAATGTCTCAAAACTTTGCTGATAGATATTTTTTAGACAATTATGATGTTTCAATACTTGACGGTGTAACTGAATCTATGGCTATGGGGGCGTTTATGAACGGCACCATGCAGTCGCCGGTGCTGCTTTCTCAAGCTTCTAATGCTTTTAGGTCTGAAAGTCAAAACGCTTTAATATCTAAAACAGGTGCTGAAATACTTTCTTTAAGTAAACAACGTGATAAAATAGATGCTCAAATATTTGCGTTAAAAGGATCTGATCCTGCTGCTATAGAAAAATTGAAGAACAATAGAAACGAGATACAAGACAATATAATGGATCTTAGTACTAAGCAGTTAGAAAATATGAGAGAGACTGAAAGTACTATAGCTAGTTTAACACCATCGGATAGGCAAAGTTTAATAGATGTGTTTAACAACGAACATAAAGTAAGAAAAGAAATTGATGATATAAATGAAAATGAATCATTAAGTAAAGCTGATAAGAAAAGTATGATAAATACTCGTTTAGATTATCTTACTAAACAAAATGCTAAAAAACAAAGAGTATTAACTAACAGAGTTTTTGAAGCTGACAAGCAAAGAGGTAGAAATTTTGCTACAGCTTGGAGAACTGAAAACAACTTGCTTGATGACGTTGCTAACATACAAGGTAATAATAATAAAGAAACTTTAGAGAAAGGACTACAACATATAGACACTATAGAAGATCTTACTGATCAAGAAAAAAATCAGGTTAAAGATCAAATGAAAAACGAGTTTAAAAGAGCTGAACAAGAGTCTAGTGGTGATTACACTGTACATGGTATGGCTTTTGGTGATAACTTAACTGTTGAAACAATTGCACCTGACGGAACTAAAAGCACTCGTAAAGTTAACGTACCTATAAACTTCTCTATGGGTAAGGGAAATAGAACTGTTCAGTCACATGAAATGGGCCATCAAACAGTCTTTAAAAAGTTTATGCAAAATAATCCTAACGCTACAGGTTTAGTTAACGACATGGAGTCTTATATTAAAAAGAATTTTAAAGGAGAGATATTACAAGAGTTAAAAGAAGTAGAAGAAGCTTATAAAGATAAATCAAAAGCAGAAATAGCAGAGGAGAAACTAGCTAGAATTAGTGATTTTCTTAGAAGAAAAAACATTAAAGGAGATAGGACTTTAAACAATAAATTATTTGGAAGGTTCCAAAAATTTAATGAAGGCAATGGTCAAATAAGTACTGGTAAAGATGTATTTGACATGATTACTAGTTATAATCAATCATTTGAATCAGGAGTTTTAAGTGGATTAGCAAAAACCATAGCTCAGCAAGAATCTAAAAGCGAACCAACTACAGCTAAAAAGTCTATGACTAAAGCTGAGCGAAATAAAGTTGAAGATGCTTTAAATGATGCTCCAGGTCAAAGAAATAAAGATGGTAAGTATACCATGACTAAAGCAGAGTGGCGTGCTGACAAGAACAGAGCATTTAGTAAAGCATATAACATGCTTATGAATGGTGATTTAGATGGTCTTATAATAGCTAAAATGGCTTCTGGTAAAGATATATATGGTCAAGCTAGAGAAGAATTCTTAAGTGACGCTAGAGACAAAATAGGACAACATATGCTTAACTTTGATCCACGAGGCAGAGACAGTTTATTTGGATGGGTTAATTCTTATATTGGTAGAAAGGTTAGTGATGTTGCTAATAAAGCTAAGAGAGAAAAAGCTAAAACACCAGGTACAAAAATATCTACAGATCAAAAGCTAGGTGAAGAAGGTAGAACAGTTGCTGAAACTATTGAAGGTGATACTGCTAGTGATATAGAAGCTGCAGTTGATAGATCATTAAATGCTAAGAAAAAAGGTGTTGATAATCTTAGAACTAGACTAGGTATTGAAAAAGGTGGTAAGATATATAACAAAGTAGTTGATTCTGTTAAAAAAGTATTTGGAGCTAAACTACCTGAAGTATCTAATAAAAATTTTAAAGAAGCACTTAAAAAAGATTTTAATACTTTATTATTTAAAGATATTAAAAACGATATAGGAACTAGAGCTAAGTATAAAGAGTTTATTGAAGGTGATATAACTTTTAAAGACGCAAATGGTAATACAAAAACAATGCCGCGTTGGGAAATGTTGTATGATTATATATCACAGTCTACGTTCAATAAAAGATTTGAACCGTTTATAGAGCCTCTAATCAACCCTGAGACTGGCAATCAAGCTAGGCCTGATAATAATCCTTTGTTTACTAAAAAGAAAATAACTAAAGAACAATGGGTTGAGTATTTCTTAGGTGATAAAGTAGGTGCATCGACTAAAGGAACTAGAAAAGATGCTTTAGCATCTGCCATAGCTCAAGAGCTAGCTTTTGATGCTACTATGGAAACTATATCTGATCCAGATATACAAAATAGAATAAAAGATATTTATGAGTCACAAGGCTTAAGACAAGCTGAAAACTATTTAGAGCAAGTAGCTAAAGAAATAGATAGAACTCCCGATAGTAAGTTTAGTATAACTAAAGATATACCAGTTGATGTTAACCAGCCAAAGTATTTAGTGCAATCTGCTTTAAATAATTTAAAAGATTATTTAGAAAATGAAAACACGGGTATATTAAGCAATAGACCGGTTCGTGAAATAATAAATGATTTTAGAAAAACTATAAATAGCACGCAAAACTCTATATTAGAACCTCTTTTTGAAGCAATAGAAGATAAAATATCTAGCTCAACTAATCCAGACCCAGACTCTTTATCATCTTACGAGTATGCGGCTAAATTAAGAGATTCTATAATTGGAGAAATATTATTTGAAAACTTAGATAGTAGTCCTAAACCTGGTAAATCTTTTAAAGATTTAATATTTTCAAAGTTAAGTAAAAAACAACAAGAAAACTATCAAAAACCTTACACTACTAACGCTAGAAGTAAACCGCTAGATGCTGATCAAACAAAAGAATATACTGAAGGAATAGAAGATTTAGGTAATTTCTTGCCTGATGACTTGAAGAACAATACTGGTATATTAACTTCTTTAGCTGGATCAAACAACATCAGAACAGAACAAAAAGTAAAAAAACATCAAGACAAAACAAATGCCTTAATAAAAAAAGGTATGAGTGAGGCTGATGCTAAGAAAAATAATAAAACTACTAAGTCTATAACCAACGATGATGTTAAAAAATTACTTAATAAAAGTAAAAACAATAAAAAGTCAAAAGCTTCTAATAGCAGTGTTACTACTCCTAATTGGGGTGGTAAAACAGGTATAAGTCAAAGTGTTGATAATTTAATAAACGATCCTAACTTTGATAGAAATAATCCTAAAGACTTAGCTAAATTAAAAAAACTAATAGATGCTAAATATCCAGCATCAAAAGCTAAAGAGTTGCAAGAGGTTGGTGAGGCGTTAATAAACTCGTTAAACGAGATGGTAAATAGTTATACTCCATTTAGCCCAAAATGGTGGAAAGCTTTTAATTTTGCTCAGAATCTTATAGCTGCTCAAACAAACGCTACTAATGGAATATTTAGGCAAATGGCCGGTTTAAATGCTGTTAGTCTTTTATCAGGTAGTAAAGCTGCTTTTCAAATAGAACACAATGTACAAAGTGGTAAGTTTAGTTTTAACGCTTTAAATTATATATTTCTTGAAGCACAAGCTAAAATACAAAACAAAGATTTTAATTTCAAAAAAGAATTATCTAGATTAAGCAATATGTTTAATAGAAACATGATGTTACTAGATAAAGATATACAAGTTGTAGCTGATGCTAAAGCAGGTAGTGAAACTTTTAACAAAGGGTTAGAAGTTCTAAAGAAAAAGTACGGAGAAAAGTGGTTAACGCCAGAAAGACTACAAAGAATAAAAGACATAGCAGGTTCAACAACAAACCAAGCAGGTTTTAATCCTAATATGGACACGTTAGTTAATAATGTTCTAGCTTTTGGTATAGCTAGTACAACGCTTGATACCAAGAGTGGATTAACTTATGACCAAGTACTCATAAATCAAATGCAAGGATCTTTAGCGCACGACTTAGTTAGTAAGATTATTGAGAAAAACATTAAGAAAAGTACAATGGGTAAACAAGTTTTAGAAAGTAAAAGCATTTCTAAAACAATAAAAGCAATTCCTGAAGCAAACGAATTATTTAACGAGATGATAAGTGAGTCTGCTCAATTACAAGTTAATCCAAATGCCGAAAACAACATTAACGAAAACTCAATAAAACTTAGTTTAATTGATAGCAACTATGAGTCTTATAAAAAGCGTAATGAAGAAAATAACAAGCTAAGTGAAAACGCTCCTGTAGTTAAGTTTTCTAAAACAAAAGATACTAATAAAGAAAACATTGAAGAGCTAGGAACTGTAGATAAAGCTCTAAATGTAGCAAGAGATCCTAAAGCACCTATTAAAAAGATTAGAGTATTTGATTTTGATGATACATTAGCTACTACTAAATCTGATGTTTTATACACAGCTCCTGATGGAACTAATGGTAAGCTAAACGCAGAGGAGTTTGCTACACAAGGTAAAGAGCTGTTGGATCAAGGTTATAAATTTGATTTTTCTGAATTTAATAAAGTAACTAAAGGTAAGCCAGGTCCATTATTAGACATAGCTAAAAAAATACAAGCAGCAAGAGGAACAGAAGACGTATTTGTATTAACCGCTAGAGCACCTGAAGCTCAAGCAGCTATTAAAGAATTTTTAGATAGTGTAGGATTAAATATACCGTTAAAGAATATAACTGGCTTAGGTAATTCAACTGGTGAAGCTAAAGCCCAATGGTTAGTAGGTAAAGCCGCTGAAGGTTATAATGATTTTTACTTTGCAGATGATGCTATGCAAAATGTTGATGCAGTTAAAAAAGCTATGTCAGTTTTAGATGTTAAATCTAAAGTACAGCAAGCTAAAGCTAAATTTAGTAAGACAGTAGACGAAACTGTAAATGATATTATAGAGCATAAGACTGGTATTAAATCTGAATCTGAATATTCTGATGTTAAAGCTAGATTAAAAGGTAGAAAGAAAGGTAGATTTGAAATGTTTATACCACCATCAGCTGAAGACTTTGTGGGTTTACTTTATAAAATGTTAGGTAAAGGTGAAATAGGTAATATGCAAATGGATTTTTTCAAAGAGCATTTACTTGATCCTTATGGTAGAGCAATGGAAAACTTATCTCGTGACCAAAACAGAATGATCAACGATTTTAAAGCATTGAAAGATCAATTAGTTAAAGAAGGTTTAATTCCTAAAGACTTAAATAAAAAAGCTTTTGGTGAATATACGCTTCAAGATGTAGCTAGAGTATTAGCTTGGAATAAACAAGGCTTTGATATACCTGGTATTTCTAAAACTGATTTAAAACAAATATTAGATTATGCTAAGAAAAACCCTGCTATAGATGTATTTGCTCAAAACTTAATTGATATAAACAAAGGAGATGGTTACTCTGCTCCAAACGCTGATTGGTTAGGTGGTACAATATCTACAGACTTATTAGATGGTTTAAGAACTGGCAAGCGAAGTAAGTATTTGCAGCAGTGGCAAGAGAATGTTGATTTAATATTCTCACCTAAGAACTTAAACAAGATGGAAGCAGCTTTTGGTACTAAGTACAGAGAAGCTATGGAAGACATGTTAGGTAGAATGAAGTCTGGTAGAAACAGATCTAACAAAATGGGTAGATTAGAAAACAGGTTACTAGATTATATCAACAACTCTGTTGGTACAGTAATGTTCTTCAACATGAGATCTGCTTTACTTCAAACTATATCAGCTGTTAACTTTATAGATTTTGGTAGCAACAATGTATTTAGAGCGGCTAAGGCATTTGCAAATCAACCTCAATATTGGAAAGATTTCATGGAGTTAATGAACTCTGAGTTTTTAGTTGAAAGACGTAATGGATTAAAATTAAACGTTAGTGAATCTGAAATAGCTGATGCTGCTGCTACTAGCAAGAACAAAGCTAAAGCTGCTGTTGCTTATATACTTCAAAAAGGTTATTTACCTACTCAGTTTGCTGATAGTTTTGCTATTGCTTCAGGTGGTGCTACTTTCTATAGAAATAGAATAGATGCTTTAATGAAAGAAGGTATGAGTGAAGCTGATGCTAAAAAACAAGCATTTTTAGAGTTTAGAGAAATAGCAGAAGAATCACAGCAGTCTTCTAGGCCTGATAGAGTATCTCAACAGCAAGCTAGTGTGTTAGGTAGATTGATATTAGCTTTTCAAAATACACCTATGCAAATGAATAGACTTGGTAAAAAAGCTTTCTTAGATTTAAAAAATAGAAGAAAGAGACCAGGTATGACACAGTTTCAAAGTGATATGAGTAATGCTTCAAGAGTAACTTACTATTTTGCTGTTCAAAGTGCTATATTCAGTGCATTACAACAAGCTTTATTTGCTTTAGCATTTGATGACGAAGAAGAAGAAGCTGAAAAAGAAAGATATTATAATGTAGCTAACGGCATGTTAAATACTTTCTTAAATGGCACAGGCATGATAGGTGTTGCTGCATCTACATTAATATCTGTAGGTAGAAAAGTTTATAAAGAGTCTGCTAAAGAAGGCCAGTTTCCTGGCCCTAACTACGAAGATGCCGCAAATGAAATGTTAAACTTCTCACCACCAATAGATATTAAATTAAGTAAGTTAAGACAAGCTGGTTTAACTTGGAAGTATGAAGGATACAAACATGATGAAGCTAATTGGGGTATAGATGATCCTGCGTATAAATCAGCTGCCTATGTAATATCAGGGCTAACTAATGTTCCACTTGATAGATTAATTTCTAAATCAGAAAATGTTAGAAGCGCTATTGAAGATGAGCAACAAAATTGGAAAAGAGTTTCTTTAATACTAGGATGGAGAGATTATCAATTAAACTCTACTGAACAAAGAAAAGAATATGTTACATCACAGAAAGAAGCTAAAGCTGCTTATAGAAAAAATATGAAAAACAAAGGCACTAGACAATATACGCCTAAGAATCTAATGACAACTAAACAGTTTGAAGAAGAGAAAATAGAAAAACAAAGAATTAAATATAAGAAATTAAATCAAGCAGAACAAGTAAGAAAACTAGATAGTCTAGGCTTGTCAAAGAAACAGATAAAGTCTTTAAAATACGAAAAAGATAGAGTAGCAAAACTTATACAATTAATGAGCAAATGAAAATATCAGAAAGCACAGAGTTTAAAATAGATTTAAAAACATTTATTGGCATAATAATGCTAACTACGACTTTAGTTGGTATGTACTATACGCTACAAGAAGATATAAGGTTAGCAAAAACATTACCTCCAGTAGAAGTTACTCGCTTAGAATATGAACTAAAAGAAGAGTGGAACGAAAAAATGATCATGCAGTTGAAAGATCAAGTAGAAATGCTAGAGCAAACTCAAGACATATTAAAGGAAGAAATTAGTATAACTGCTAGTATGATCAAAGATGGAACGGAAGCTGATGGTAAATTAGAAGAGCTTAATAGACAGTTAGAAGAATTACAAAACAAAAAACCTAGTACTAGAGTTATAGTAAAAGAGGTTAAAGTAGATAAAAAAGGTAGAAAATTATAAATTATGGGTAAAATATCAGGACCTTGTAAGACAGCAGCAAAAAATAAATTTAAAGTATGGCCAAGCGCTTACGCTAGTGGTTGGGGTGTACGATGTACTAAAGCTGGTGGACCAAGTAAGATGGGTAAAAGTAATAGAAAAAAGAAAAAGTAATGGCTAAAAAAACTAAAGGTGGTGGAACTACCAAGGTATGTTTGCCAGCTAGTAAAGTTAAATCCATGAGCAAGGCAGAGCGTGATAAAGTTGTAAGTGCTAAACGTTCAGCTGCTAGTAAAGGAAAGTATAAAAGATCTAGTAAGTCAAATGTTAAAGGTGCACGTAAAAAAGGAGCAACACTTCGTGACTGGTTTGAAAAAGAAAACTGGATTAACGTAGCAACTGGTGCGCCTTGTGGAGCATCAAGCAGAACTCGTAAAAAGAAAAAGTAATGGCTACTAAAAGAAAAAAGAAAAACCTTGCTGGGATGGTTATGTCAAAAAAGGTATGAAAAAAAAAGGTAATAGAATGGTAAACAATTGCGTACCAATAAAAAAGAAATAATATGAGATCAAGAGGTAAAAATGAATGCAAAAAAGCTTGGAAAAAATGGGAAGCTGGGTATGCTAAAAAAGAAGGTGGTAAAGAAGAAGCTTCTAAAGAAAGAAGAGAGTTTTATTGTGATAATGGAGTAATAAAGCTTAGACCGTCAGATGATGCTGATGTACCTTTAAATGACGAGCAAATAGAAAATAAAAAATAAGTTATGGCAATAAGAAAAACTACAAAAGGTAAAGGTAGGAATTTTAGGACAACTGAAGAAGGAGCTGGAATGACTGCTAAAGGAGTTAAAGAATATAGAAAGAAAAATCCTAAAAGTAAACTAAAGACTGCAGTTACTAAGTGTGATGTCAAAGTAGGTACTGAAGCTTACAAAAGACAAAAAGCATTTTGTAGTAGATCTAAAAGTTGGGATGGAGAAAGAGGCAGAGCAGCTAGAAAGCGCTGGTGCTGTAGTAGATTTTAATTAGGAACAATAAAAAACTGGGCACCATACCCAAAGTTCCTGTAACCAAAAAAGGGGAAGTCGTAATGACCTCCCCTTTTTATATTTAGCACCATGGGCAAAATCCGCCCGGACAGTTTTCACACATAATTTTAATTTTAGAATCTATAAGTAATACCAAAAGCAAATATAAAACCTCCACTAGCTATAGCTAAAGTGTTAGGATTTAAATTGATTTTTTGTTTATGTAGTATCATATTGCTAACTGCAAAGCTAGCTAGGCTTATACCACCTATTATTGCTAATTTTCTCATCCTTTTATTTTTATTATAAGATAAACGTTAGAAAACATTATACTTATCAAAATAATAGCTGCATATATTATAGCATCACCTAAATAGGGTTTAACTGCTAAAGTAAACGCAGATAAAGTTACCATTTTAATAAATAAACTTCCGTACATAATACCATAGCCGGCTTTTGCAAACCGACTAGTTAGTATTATTACCATAAATGTTATTACAAGAACCAGTATTGCAGCAACAAATCCGTATGCAGCTGATGCTATCATTTTATTTCGCAGCCGTCTGCACCACAGGCAATTTCTCCAGCAAGATCTGTTTCATCCTCTGTTTCAATAATCTTACTAAGATCAATATCTTTAAGATGTGTCATTGCCATGTCATATTGGACTTTACTTATATCTTCAAATGGTGCTTGAGTATATGTACCACCATCGTAAGGTAGTACAGATAGACCATTGTAATGATCTCTGTTTTCCCACATCCATTTACCAGCTTGATCCCACTCTGTTTGTTTTAAACTAACAGTAGCTGAAACATTGTGAGTGTTAGATCCTTTTCTATGGCCTGGCTTAACCCACTCAGTAGCAACCTTTTTAATTCTTTCAAGTAAATCAAATGGTGATTCACCTCTTAGTATAGAACCTTTAGGTGCTTTTTGTGGTATACTAATTACAGCTGTATCATGAGGTCTGAAAAACTCATCTTCAATTAACTCAGGATGATTAGTAGATAAATACTTATACATAGATTCGTTTTTACCAACTCTGATTCTACGCGTGTAATAATCATTATGCCATGCGTGAATACCAGATGAAGTTCCTAGCGCCAGAGATGTCGTCCCAGCAGGCTTCACTGTCGTGCATCTTGCAGCTGGATTAATACCAATTGCTTTAGCTGTCTTTGTATTCTCTCTTTTTACTATATTTGCAGCGGCCTTCATATCCAACGGCAGCACAGCGGCACTCGCGATTCCTGTCATTGATACACCGATAAGGGCGTCCTTCTCTGTCGTATCTCTCCATACAT